ACTAGTTTGTCTGGTCTAGTATAAGAATATGTTCAAAAAAAATGTAAGTAAATAGAAAAAATTCATTATCGTGATATTTATAATAAAAAACTAAAATAAACTAAAAACTAAAATAAATAATTATGGCTGATTTGTTAATGAAAATGCCAATTCCTTACGAACCAAAAAGAGAAAATCGTTGGATTTTAAGGTTCCCTTCATCACTTGGAATTAATGAGTGGTATGTGGAAAGTACTGCGAGACCTAAATTAAAAATCGCCGCAACTGAAATTCAGTTCTTAAATACTTCAACATATGTTGCGGGTAGATTCAACTGGGAAGAACTTTCGGTTAAGTTTAGAGATCCAATCGGACCTTCAGCGTCTCAAGCGGTTATGGAATGGATTCGTCTATGTGCGGAGTCTGTAACAGGTCGTATGGGTTATGCTGCAGGATACAAGAAAAATGTGGATTTGGAAATGTTAGACCCTACAGGAGTTGTTGTTGAGAAATGGATTTTGGAAGGAGCTTGGTTAACAGGATATGATGGTGGAGCATTATCATATGATTCTGATAAGATTGCAGGAATTTCTTCAAATATTCGTATGGATCGTTGTATATTAGTATACTAAAAAAATTTACTTTTAATATTAACCGTGTACATTTATGATGTATACGGTTTTTTGTGCAATAATAAATTAAAAAAATATAAAAAAAATGGATCAAGACACGGCTGCTCATGGGCAAATGGATTTTAACTTACCACATGATGTGGTGACACTACCTTCAGGTGGTTTATTCTATAAATCAAAAAAGAAAAGTGTTAAGGTTGGTTACTTAACCGCAAGTGATGAAAATATTTTAGTTAATATTGATTCACGTAAATCAATTAATGAAAGTGTTGTATTACCTTTATTAAGAAATAAAGTTTACGAAAAAGAACTTAGACCTGAAGAATTATTAGAAAGTGATATTGAAGCAATCCTTTTATTTTTACGTAACACATCGTTTGGTCCTGAATATAGAATTACAACGATTGACCCATCTAATGGTCAAACATTTGAAACGTCTATTATGTTGGATGAGCTAAATTTAACAAGACCAAAAGTACAACCTGATGAAGATGGTACATTTACGGTTAAATTACCACAATCAAAGGCGGATGTTAAAGTTAAAATGTTAAGTTTATATGATACCATTGAAATTGCTAAAATAATTGATTCATACCCTGTTGGATATACCGCACCTACAATAACAACAAGATTAAATAAAACTATTTTGGAATTAAATGGTAGTCCAGATAGAAATGAAATAAGCGTATTTTGTCAAAATATGCCAATTGGTGATTCTAAATTCATAAGAAATTTCCTTAAAGAAAACGAACCGAGATTGGATCTAAGGAAAACAGTTTACGCCCCATCAGGAGAAAAGGTTGATGTTATCATCAACTTTGGGGTGGAGTTTTTTCGGCCTTTCTTCTAATCACTCAAAATTTTTATTAGACGAATTTTATTACTTGGCAAAATTCTTGAGAACATCGTATGACGATTTCTTAAAACTTCCAACATACATTAGAAGATATCTCTTAGATAAGATCGTAGAGGAAAATACGCCTAAAACTTAATACTTAATATTTATAGTAAAAACTAATTATGGGGTTCAAATCTGCACAAGAAATATATGACGCTGGATTGACAGGTGCCGCTTTACTAGCAGCATTAAAGGCGCTTGAAACAACCGCAAAGAAAGATGGTGCTGATGAGCAAATTGAAAAAAACAAAAAAAAATCTTCTGCTAGTTTGACTGGTGACTTAGGAACAGACAATCAATATATAACTGATCTTAATATAACTAATCTTAAAACCCTTAAGGAAGATGGGGTGGCTTTAACTCAAGTACTTACGGATTTTAAAACTGCTGCGAATCCGGCTAATTTTGAAGGAGCCGATTTTTTAAGAGACGCCTCTCAACAGATGGCAAATTCGTTGGGTCTTGGTCAGGCTAGAATGTCTGAAATGAAAACAACAATTGCCGACGCATTACCTGAAATGCTCAAACTTGGAATTACACAAAGTGACGCATTAGTTAATATGACAAATATACCAAAAGAGTTGGGTATTAACACTTCTTTAGGTACAAAGGCACTTGTTGATATGTCAGCGGCAGCTAAGGTAACTAGTACAAGTGTAGGTGAGTTAGCGATAGGATTTAAGGGGGTTGGTATTTCATTATATGATGTTGGCGATAAAATGGCTGAAGTTGCAATTTACGCTAAAAGTGTTGGTGTTAATGTACAGGCAGTTTCAGGTTTAGTTGTTAAAAATCTACAACAATTAAATATGTTTAATTTTGATAATGGTGTTAAAGGTTTAGCTAAAATGGCATCACAAGCAACCATGCTAGGGATTAGTATGGATAAAACATTTCAACTTGCGGAAAAATTAATGTCACCTGAAAAGGCAATTGAGATGTCAGCAGAATTACAACGTTTAGGTGTTGCAAGTAGTGCATTATTAGATCCATTAAAGGCGATGGATTTAGCTCAAAATGATCCTGAGGCATTACAAAAAGAAATGATTAATATTTCTAAAGAATTTACCAAATTAAAGGCTGACGGGTCAGGTTTTGAAATTTTACCTGGTGCAAAACGTAGGTTAAGAGAAGTTGCACAAGCGATGGGTATGACTGGTGAAGAATTGGCGAATATGTCAATTAAAAGTGCTGATTTGGATATGAAGATGAGTAAAATTAAATTTCCAAGTTTAGCATCGTCCGAAGAGGATAAGATGTTAATTGCTAATATGGCTCAAATGAAAGATGGTGAGGCGGTACTTCAGATTAGAAATGATATTACGGGTAAAATGGATGATATTAATGTTAAAGATTTAACCGCCGATCAAATCACTAAATTAAAAGAACAACAATCAAATGAAAATAAAACAATTGAAGAAATTGCTTTAGATCAATTAACTGCTTTAGAACGAATTAACACCTCTTTAAATTCCGCTAAAACGGCAGTAAATCTTGGTAAGGCATCTACACCAACAATGGATAGGTTCTATAATGTTATGAATAAAACTCAGTCAATACTAGCAACAAATGTAACTGAAAATATAACAACTGGAAATGTTAGAGACGCATCAACAAGACTTATTAGTCCTGTAGAAGAAGAATTAATTAAATTTTTTAAAGGTGAATCTAGTTTGGAATCAGTTGCCGCAACTTTAACTAAAGTAAAAGATGAGCTTGTTGATATTGGGGGTAATCTTATAAAAGGAGCTGGAAATGTTGGAACTAAAACTGCTTCAGATATAATTAATGAGGTAACTAACACATATTCTCCACTTGGCGTACAACCAACTCAAATAGTAATGGATCCGTCTTCACCATTTGCAACACAAATACAATCACTTATTGATCAATTCACAAAAGGTACACCTGTGGAAACAAAAACACAAGTTAGTGGTGAGGTTAAACATACAGTTGAATTTGGTGGAAATGGAATGAGCGCTCAAGAAGAAGCCGCTTGGAATAAATACATGGACAAGTTTTTACAAGACCCTAATAAGAAAGCAGCATATGAGAAATGGGTATCAAGTTCAAACGAAGGACTTCTTACAAAAAAATAATAGAAAATTCTTAAAATTATGTTTTCTATAAAAAAATTCTCAAGGTATTTATTAATAAAAAAGTATGTCGGATAGTACATTATCGTTTGCGTCCTCGTCAAATTTTAGGGATATATTATTGGCCCGTAATTTACAACCATATTCTGTACCAGGGTCTTATTCTCCTAGTAGTAATAGTGTTAATTACGAGACTAATCTTTCTGTTGCAAATGTTATTGACTCACCAAATGGTTTAATTTCTACAAACCAACTTGCAAATAGTTTATATTCACTCAATGAATATGGGCCTGAAGGTGGTTATGATGGAAAATATTCTGTACCTGGAGCACCACTACCTGTGGAATCAAATTCAGGACCATACGCACCTACTGATACAGTATTAGATTTAGTTAATGAGTTTTATATTGATGCGGCATACGTACAAAACATTTATGGACCTGAAGGTGGTTATAAAGATTTAGTTATTATAACCGATGTAGTTGGTAATCCTAAAATGTATACACCATATTGGGATCCCACAACATTTGTAACCTCATCCTATTCTCCATACGAGATAATTTTTAGTGATAATCCAAACGGAAGTAATGGTCCGTTATCTCAAGACACTTATTTGGCAAAAATTGGTGCAGCACAACTTAAAAGTTTATTTGAAGATAGAATTGCAAGTGAATTATTACAAGCGACTGTTGGTAGGGTTAATTTAGATTCATTACAGGATCCGTTTAGTGCAAGTATGGTTGCCACAGGTCAACAACCATTTTTTACAAAAAATTGGAGAATTACCGTACCTGAAAACCCAATATCTGCTTCGGTTACATTAGCGAATAGATTAACGGGAACATATTTTCCTGTGTCATTTATTCCTGGTGATTATTTTGATGAATCGTTTATTGATAATCCACAAACTGAATCGGCATTAAATGTTGCAAATAATTTAACGGGTGGATTTTTAGGTCCAATATTAAATAAGTTTAAAAATCCTTCTGAAATATTTGTTGCAAACACAGGTTTCGGACAAAGATCAGTATTATTTTCAAGTTTAGATTATAATAAATATAGACCGGCTTATAGTAGAGGTATCATACAAGGTGCAACAACTGCAATTGATAGATTATTTGATGTAAATAAAGCACAAAGTGGTGGATATTATGTAGGTAGTCCAAATTCCGAACCTTCTCAGATTGACTCTCCCGCAAATCAAGTCCCAATTGGAAAAAATGGTAGACAAGTACAAACTATTGTTTATGGTCCACAAGAACTTGGTATTCTATATGAAGGTAATGAGGCTCAATTACAATTTGGTTTAAAAGGAAAATCATACACCGATGGTGGTGGTATTGATGGACAATTTATTTGGACATCACCAAAATATAAAGACAATGCAGGATTTAAAGTAGGTCCTGGTGGAGCCGTTACAAGATTAGATAATGAATTTGAAACAATTAGAAGTGATTATGGTAGATACCAATCAACGGATATTGATTTCAAAGGGGATTCAATTTTAGATAAGACACAAAGACTTATTAATTCTGCGGATCAAGTACAAGGACAAGCAAGGTTAAAACACGTTGGTAATGCAATTAACCAAGTGTCTAAGGTATTCAATGATGGATACAAAGAGATGACAAAGGGTTCTATGGTATTATCTTATACTGATCAAGCCGATGGGTCTCAAGCGGGAATAGAGTACTGTAGAGTGTTCCAAAAGGACACACCTTACTTTACATATGCTGACTTACAAAAGAGCGATGGTATTACAACTGAAGGTAGAAAATTCTCGTATTCAGTTTTAGATAAGACATATAATCTTAACATTGCTCCACTTAAGAATCCGGGATCAACAAATATTGTAGATAACAAAGTTAAAAAATATATGTTCTCTATTGAGAATTTAGCGTGGAGAACTTCAGATAGACCTGGATTTACTTATGATGATTTACCTGTTTGTGAAAAAGGACCAAATGGGGGTAGAGTCATGTGGTTTCCACCATATGATCTTTCATTTAGTGATGATAGTACACCTGATTTTGCGCCAACCAATTTCTTGGGTAGACCCGAACCAATATACACTTATAAGAACACTTCAAGAAAAGGTAGTATAAGTTGGAAGATTGTTGTGGATCATCCGGCAATCATGAATACTATTATTCAGAAACAATTAGCTGGTGTTGCAAAAGAAAGAGTGGATTCAATTGTTGAATCATTTTTTGCGGGATGTACAAAATATGATATGTATGAATTGGGTATTAAATTTAATACAATACCAACAAGAGATTTATTCACATATCAACAAATATTAAATAACCCAAGATTAACAAATGAAGAGTTGGGTCAAGTGGCGTTTGAAATACCTGTTGATTCTAAATTAACTACTACGGGTGACGCTTCAGGTACTGATGGTCAAAAAATTCAAGTTGGGGATACTAGTACGGTAAAAAATGCGACATCTTTAGTTGATGGTAGTGCTGAATTAAAAGAATTTTTAAATTACGCCTTTTATTTTCATAATGATTGTCCTGAGTGTACAAAATCATATGCTGTAACATCATCAAAACCATTTGATAGTTGGTATGAACGATATATTGCATTACAATCTACAAAATATGTGAATAGAGCACCAACAATAGTTTATCTTGGAAACGAGACGTATACAAGTGAAGGAGTACAAACATTTTTTAATAATGTTATTAAACCTAATTTTGAAAAATTAAAAGGTGATTTCTTAAAAAAATTAAAAGAAATTTTAATAGACAAAGAGGGTTCAGTTGAATTAACATTTGAAGGATCAGCATCCGCACCGGCAACTACAGGTTATAATGTTGATTTATCAAAAAGAAGGGTTGATAGTGTATTAAAATGGTTTAAAAATCAAACAATAGGAGACAAAAAATTAAGTGATTTTATTACCAGTAAAAAACTAGTGATAAATATGGTAACAAAGGGTGAAATCCAAGTTGTAACCGTTGATGCAAAAAATGGTGGTAATGGACTAACAATTAATTGTACTACTAATATAAAATTAAAAAAGGGTACAGTTACGGCTGGTGATGATGCTGGCGAAGCTAGTGACTCTTTTGCCCAAGTGTATTCTGTACCTGCAATGGCTTGTAGGAGAGTTTCATTATCTGAGGTTAAAGTGATGGTTCCACCTGAAAAACCATCTGAAACAGTAACACCACCAACAACAATAGTAACACCACCAACTGAGACCCCTCCAGATAACAAACTTATACCTGGTGATCCATCTAAAACAATCAAACCATCACCTAATTTAAGGATTGAACAAAAAATTAAAGAAGGTATATCTAAAAAAATATTAAGATTTTTATTCTCAGAATGTGATTACTTTGAGGTTATTAAGGAAAGTGATCCTATGATATATGATAGCATCAAACAAAAGATTAAGTACTTTAATCCTGCGTTCCACTCAACAACACCTGAGGGATTAAATGCAAGATTGACATTCTTGAACCAATGTGTAAGACCTGGTCAAACAATTCCTGTAATTGGACCTGATGGTAGACCAAAATATAATGATGCCTTAAACACATCGTTTGGAGCACCTCCGATTTTGATTTTAAGAATGGGTGACTTTTATAATAGTAAGATTGTACCAACATCATTAGGTATAACATATGATCCTATTACATTTGATTTAAACCCTGAAGGTATTGGTGTACAACCAATGATTGCTAAAATAACATTAGGATTTAACTTTATTGGTGGGCATGGACTTAAGGAACCTGTTGAAGAATTACAAAATGCATTATCGTTTAACTATTATGCAAATACTGAAATATACGACGAAAGAGCAACGGCAACTGAAAGTACTGAAGCAAGAGACAAATACATGGTTGAAAAGATATTATCTAACCAACCAAAGGTAACAACCGCCAATGTTGTAAATCAAATACCAAAAAGAGGTGGAGAAGCAATTGGAACAATATCGGGGGAAACGGATATTGATTACACTAAATTTGTAAATGACTATTGGAATAGTACTAAAGAATATTTTGATGCTTATATCAATACAAACGCAACAATTGGTAAAAACTATAACATAGGTATAGTTGATTTATTATTTACAGAAAGAAATTACTCTACAGGTACTGCAGAATTTACACCTGTAATTGAAGTTCCAATTTATGGTAAACCAAGTAATGTTGAAGACAAATTGGACAAATTATTTGATAAAGTTAATGGGGATATTTCAGGTAGAAATGATCCATTTATGCAATCAGTTGTTATAGGTGGTCAAACTATTACTAATAGCGATAAAAGAGAAATTGAAAATAAATTAAAAGAGTATGTGTCAGGAATTAAAACGGATTTTATTACAAATGTTAGTAATAGTGTAAACGATTTAGTTTTATTACAACAGGACTATATTCAATATATAAGAAAGGCAAACTTGGTACTATCAAAAACTGACGGAATAATGAATTCAAATAATGAACCTGATGTATATGATATTTCAGGCGATATGTTTACTCAATTACAGACATATTTGAAAAAAATAACGGATAAACATAAGGAATTTTATCTTGTAAAGGAAGGAATAGTTGAGGCACAGGAATGTTTATATTTAAATGAGGAACATTATAAAAAATCATCTTCAACTTTTACAGATGATAGAGGTTGTGATTATTTTAGTTCTTGTAATGAGAAACAAAGTAACTCTCAAGATTCTAGAAACTATCTAATGTTTAGTGACCCAAATAATAGATTTTATCAAGTGATGGCAAATATATTTAATGATGATAATAGTAAAAACGAATTAAAAACATTTATCTTAAATGGTCAATATAGTAATATGTTACTTGTTACGGAAGTTGTTGATAAAGCAATTTTAAGTTGTTCAAATAATTTTAACGCATACACTAAACTTAATAAAGATAGTTATGATAAAATAAAGACGACACCACTGTATTTAACTTTAATGATTCCACCAATAGAAGATACTGTTAAGTTTGGGTTAACGTATACAAAAGTTAGTGGAACATCACAACAAAAAAAGAATATAAAAGAATTGTATTCAAATGTTAATGTGGATAATAAAGAAAAAACCTTTGATGGTAAAATTAAATTTAATTAAAAATGAATTTCCAATATTATAACAGATATAATGAGTTTTTAATAAATGGACAACAAACAGTTGTTCCATACATAAATTTACCTGCAAAAACATCAGATAAAAATTTTATATATAAAGTTGGACAATCAAGATTAGATAAAATATCGTTCCAATTTTATAATACACCATATTTTGGTTGGTTAGTACAAATGGCAAACCCCCAATATAGTGGTATGGAATCAAACATACCCGATGGGGCAATTTTAACAATACCATATCCGCTTGTTAAGTCATTACAGGATTATAAAAACGAATTAGAAAATTATTACTTCTATTATGGTAGATAAAGGTGAAAATATATTAGTGGAATTTGATTACGATAACATTACCTTAATAGACCCAAATAAAATTGTAGATAGTGAAGGTAAAGTTAGTGATAGATTAGTTAAACATGAAAACCTTGTGTTTTATGCAAATCTTGAATGTAATGTATTACCAAGAACTAAATTAGCCTTGGGGTCGGCATTGAATGATTCCATTAGAACTGTTTCGGTGGGTAAGATTAATTTCTTAAATCCTGGAAACAAAACGTTCATGGATAACAGATATACCGATGAGATTACGGGTAAAGGATCCGTACAGGGTCAAGGGGTAAACCAACCAAAATTAAATGCAGTTCAAAACCCAAACAAATCTGATGATTTTTACCTTACACAGAGTACGTATTCAAACGGAACTCCTGGTGCGGTTGATAATGGTTTATTAGGTATAACTGATATACAGGTTGCAATTGACACAAGTTTCTTACCTACCGTAACGGTTTCCTTAGTAGATGTTAAAGGAAGGGCGTTATTTGAAGGTGGAAACAATTCACCTTATTCTGCGTTTTTCCAATTACCATATCCAATGTTTTATTTAACATTAAAGGGATATTATGGAAAGGCAGTTAGATTACCGTTAATGTTACAATCGTTCACGTCAAACTTTGATAATTCATCGGGGAACTTTAAAATTACATTGAAGTTTTTTGGTTATAAGTATACGGTGATGTCTTATGTGAATTGGGGAGCTATGATGGCGGTACCTCATATGTATAATAATTTTGTTTCAACCACACAGGCAAGTACGAATACTACCACAGGATCTAATCTTGAGGCGGTAACACAAAAACCTATTAGTAGAGGTTATCAAAAAATGAAAGAATTATATTCTGAATATAAATCAAAAGGTTTAATTGACGATGATTTTCCTGAGATAACAATTACACAATTAAAAGCTCGTTTAGATAGATTTATTAAAGACATATTAGAAAAATTCACCAAAGAAAATTTGGGATCAATAACAGAATTAGATAATTTTCAAACTCAATTAACAGAATTTCAGAAAAAAGTATTTTTTTATGGTGATTCATGGTTTGAAACATACATGGATAAAAAAAATTCATATAGTTTAAAAGACACTAAGGAAGTTGTTTATACGTATAAGAAAGACTATTCGGATCCTAACAAACAAGCTGAGGCTGAAACTAAATTAGCTGGTATTTTTACTGAATACCAAAAATTACTTGAAAGTAATAGTGTTGCAGGAAAAAATGGTAGTTATACTGTTGGTGGTAAAATCACAAAAAGTGAAGTACCTGTAAATGCAACTGTAGAAAAATGTTATGCAAAAATTAATCCACTTACGGATATTGATTTTGCAAAAACATATGAAGAAAGAACAGGTAAACCTTCAAAGACACAAACTGAATTAGATACGTTCATTGCGGCTAACTCAATTGCTCCTGGAACTAAGTTCTTTGTATTTGAGGGTACTGATCACTTTATTGATATAACAGAAAAGGCGGCCAAAGAATCGTCAAAACTTAGAAGAGAAATTGAAGAAAAAATTACCGATAATCTTAATGAACAATTAAGTAATAAAGACACTGGTGTTGGGTTTAAACCATCTATTAGAAACGTATTGGCGGTTTTCTTTGCACAAGGTGAAGCGTTTATTCGTTTAATGGATGATGTCCATTCTAAAGCTTGGGATTTAAGAGAAAATAAATACAGACGACAAGCAATTTTTGGTAGTAATAGTAGTGCATTGAGTGTGGATGTTAAATCCTCTACCCAAAATAATGAACCAATTTATCCGTGGCCTCAAGTTATTAAGGAAACTTTAGGTGATGATAAACAAGAAAAATTTGAAATTGTTTATCCGGGAGACAAATCAATTTC